CTTCATCTATTGTGGGCGGGATGTTCAGTCCTGAAATCTCTCGTGCGGCAGAGATGGAATACTTGCAAAAGCGTCAAGCGGCTATGCGTGATCGTGCATTGGCATTTGCACAGTTATCTCCTATGCAACAAGCAGACTATGGTTTTTACCGTGGTGGTCAGCAGTTGGGTGATGTTGTTGGTGGTGCTTTGGGTGGACAAGACCCACAGTTACGCATGATTGGTTTGCAACAGCAAATCTTGAGTGAACTTGACCCAAGTGACCCTGAACAACAATTGAGAGTTGCTCAGAAATATGCCAGAAGTGCTCCTGAGTTAGCAATGAAGATTGCTGAAAGTGCTCGTAAATCAATGTCTGAAATGGCTTTGACTACTCAACGACTTCGTGAAAAACAAGGTGCTGACCCATTTGAACAATTACTTCGTTCAGGTAAATACACTCCTGCAAGTATGGCAACTTATAAGGTTAGCGGAAATGTTGCTGACCTAAGAGAAGTTGAAAGTCCAGACAAAGTACCAGCAGACATCCAAAAAGCTCGTTTGGTTGCACAAAGCAAAGGACTTAAAGAAGGAACTAAAGAATATAACGATGAAATTGTTAAACAACTTGAAAAAACAGACAAAGAAAGAAACATTGCTTTTGGAGCAGAAGCTGAAAGAAAATCTAAAACAATGTATGGCAAACCCTATGCTGACTTAACTCCTACTGAAGCAGGATTGGTTGACAAGGCGGTTGAGGCATCTGAACAAGCAAAAGCTAAGGCAGGGGCAATTGTTTTGCCGGGTCAACCAGTTGCTCCTAAAGATTGGCTTGCGTTCAGTTCGCAGATTAGCAAAGACCCAGTAATGGATAGAACATCAACAATTATTGCAGATGCGCCAAGTGCAATTGAAACAATCAGAATGTCCACAACAAATGACATTGCCGCCGCCTCACTACCCGGGTCTTTAGCTAGATTAACTGGTGAAGGCAAAAATATGTCTGATCGTGATATTAGTAGATATGCAAGAACTGGTGGTCTTGATGATAGGGTAGCGCAAGATGTTGTAGGATTCTTTACTGGCAGAAAAACAAATGTCACCAAAGAACAAGCGGAACGATTTGCTACTGCTGTATATCGTGGCGCACTTTTGGAGCGTAAAAAATTTATTCAAGATCAAGCAGAACAAGCTGGATACGATAAAACTCCAAACTACGAAGTTGCCATTAGACAAATTGACGATCAGTTGGCAAAATTTAAGTTAATAAAGCCAAGTGATAAATCTGCTCCTTCTCAATCACAAAAACTTGATGCTGATTCATTAGTAAACAAATATCTGAAACAAAAATAATTTGAGGTAACTATGGCAACTTATGAAGAAGTAATTGAGGCTTTGCGCAGAGCAGATGCCGCAGGGAATGAAGAAGATGCTCGTAATTTGGCAGAAATTGCCAACTCTATGAGAGTTAAACCATCTCCATCCGAAGAATTAAAAACTCAAGAGTTGTCCCCATTTACTTTAATTGGCGACCAACCTGAACCGCCTCCAACAATGCTTGATTATTTGCTTGAAAAAGCAAAATTAGGGTTAACATCAACCCCTGCCAGACTTGCGGCTGGTAGTGCATTGCAACAAGGAACCTTTGCTGGTGCTTTTCCTACTCAACCAGAATTAGAAGAATTTACAACAGAGGGTATTCAATCAAGGCTTGGCTTAAAGCCACAAATGCGCCCTGCAACTACCGCTCAAAAGTATCTTGGTGCTTTTGTAGAAGGCGCAGTTGACCCATTAAATTTGTTTGGTGGAACTGGATTGCTTGCAAAAGGAGTAAATGTAGCTACTGGCGGTATGGCTGGTCTTGGTGGTGAGTTTGGTGGTGAAGTTGGTCAACAAGTAGCAGGAGTCCCCGGACAAATTACTGGCGGCATACTTTTTTCTTTGCTTTCTGGCGGTGGAACGGCAAAGGGTGGTCAGATGTTGTTTGAAAAAGGCAAAGAAAGATTTGACATTAAAGACCTTGATGTTGCTGATTTGGCTAATGTTGAAGGACTTTCAAGAGCAAAAGACCTTGTAGAAAAAGCTTTGGAAGCTGACCCTACTTTGAAAGCACGATTAGAAACTGTTCAGAAAAGAGTTCAGTTTGTCACTGGAGACAAAGGTGCTTTAGCAGTTTCAGGATTGGACAACATTGCTTTTAGGACAAAGTTAGAAGACTTGGCTAAAAATGATGTGGCTTTTGCAGGAGAACTCAATACGCTGTACTCTGATTTAAAACAAGCTGTACGCAAAAAAGCATCTGAACTTTATCCTGCTCCAAATGTTGAATTGCCTTCTGGCAAAGCAAAAATTGCGGAAGCTGAAACTGATTACAACAACAGAATAAATTTTATTGACAATCAATTAAATAAACTAACAGCAGATGCAAACATTGCTGGTGGAACAAAGCCAGCAGAAATTGGCACTGCAATACAAAACCTTGTAGTAGCCAAAGAGAAAGCCGCAAAAAATGCTTTGCGTCCTGAGTATGACTCTGTTTTAGGTCAAGCATCCAAGCAAGGTGCATTGTTGCCAGCGCAAGATACTCAGGATTTGCTCAACACAGCAGAACAATTATTTCAAGGCGACCCTTGGGCAAAACAAGCTCCATTGCTTAAATTAGTGCGTGAGCAATCCTCTAAATTTAAGGCGATGCGCAGACAACCTATGGCTGGTGAAGCTGGCGCATTAGCCACCACAGCACCAGACTTGACAATGGGTATGGACATAACAAGCCTTGATTCATTGAAAAGGCGTGTTGCTCAAGACATTAGAGAAACTCGTGACCCGAATAGACAAGATAAATTGCGTTTGTTGCAGACAAGAGTTGATGAAGCATTAGACAAAGTGCAAAATTCTAGTGGAAACATCGTAATTGACTTTTGAGGTGAAAAACTGCCTTTTGGTCAAGCAATGTCTGCACTTGATACAGATTACTTTAATAAAGTTGGCATCCCATTCAAAGATGCGGCATCAATAGAAAAAATTACATCTGCTGACTATGCAGAAAAGATTTCTCCTTTGATTGCTTCTAGTCCTACTGCCATGCGACAGTTCTTAAATGTTGCAGGAGATGAAGGTGTCTCATTGGCAGAGAAGTCTGTTATGTCAAAGTTATACAACCAAGCTTTAAACAAAGATGGGTTTATTGACCCTGCAAAACTTGATAATCTTTTAAGCAAGACAAGTACAAATGGTGGCTACAGTGACATTGTTGACCAGCTTCCTGCGTTGAAACAAAGATTGTCTAATACTGCCCTTAAATCGCAGTACTTAGCTTCTGAAAAAGTTGCTATTGATGATGCCGCAAAAGATGCAAGAACCCGTCTTGGTCAAAGCTTCTTATCTGACTATGATTCAATGGGTGTTGATGGAATTGTTACAAAAATTACAAGTTCTACGGGAAAAGGTTATCGCAATAAACTTACAACAGATTTAAATAAACTGTCTTCTGATGAACAAGTTAACGCAAAACTTGCCATTAAAAATGGTCTTGTAACTCGTATGTTGAATTCTGAAAATCCATTGCAATACTTACAAGATAACAAAGATGCGTTTGTTTCAATCTTTGGAAATAGACACTACATTCGCTTGAATGCGTTGGCTGATGTATCAAGGTTAGCAAACAAAGTTAATGTAGATGAATTGCAAATACGGCCAACTGCCGTTAAAGAAACATCTTTTATAGAAAGAGCAACAGGTGGTGTCAGTGCTCAAAGATTGTCAGGCATTGCTGTCAATCAAATTGCCAGTGTCTTCAACAAAGGATTCCGAATTTTGTCTTTGATTGGTCAAGCAAATATCGATCAGGCCACAAAAGACGCTCATAGAAAGTTGTTTCTTGATGAAGGTGGAGTAGATGCAATATTAAATGCTTCTACAAAAATCATCAGCAAAAAAGGCAAGGAAGTTGATTTGAAATCAGTAATCAAACCTGAAGACTTATCTGATTTTGCCACTGCTTTGGGAATGGGTACATTGCGGTCTGGATACATTGGTGCATCAACTGCCGTCAGTCCTAGTCAAGTTGTTGAGCCTGTTACAGAACCATACTATCAGTATGTTCCAGAGTAGGAGTACAAAATTGACCCGATTAGCATTTGCCTTCTTGCGGCAGGACTTGTCAAGCAGATTCAAGCTGGCTGTGACCTGTACAAGCAAGCCAAAGAGTCCTTCATGGAGGTCAAGTCAACTGTTGATGAGGTTGCTGGCGTTTATAAGGAAGTTACTGGATTTTGGAGTAAATTTAGTAACTTCTTCAAGCCCAAGGCCAAGCAGTCAACGCCCAAGCCTGTGGCGAAAAAGAAGGAAAAGTTCGTTGCTGTTGACGAAACCCAAGTCAAAGTTGATATTGTCAAGAATCTGACTGAGTTTTTCAGGCTTCAGGAGCAGTTGGCGGCACATATCAGAGAAGAAGAAGAAAAGAGTCTGACAGTCTATGACCCTGACCAAAACCACATGGAAGCGGCTCTAAAGAGGGTGATGGCACAGCAAGAGATGGATGCGTTGGTGGTGCAGATTCGTGAGTGCATGGTGTATCAAAGCCCTCCTGAGATGGGCGCACTGTACTCAGAGGTCTTCAGCATGAAGGACAAGATTGAGGAGGAGCAGACTCAGGCAAGGTTGAAGCAAGAGGCGATCAAGAGGCAAGAGGCATGGCTACGCAAAGAGGAAGAAAGAAACCTACAAGCAAAGCTGGCGGCAGTGGTAGCGACTTTTATATTCCTCCTTTACCTGTGGATGTGGTTCGTGTTCGTAAGCCATTGGGGGAAGAAGTAATGGGTTGGATTGCGGCTTGCGTACTGATTGCTTTGCTGTTGCCTTTGATGGCATTTCTTTATCTTGATATCTTGGAAACCAAGAATGAGGCTAAGACTCAGGTTGAAAAGGTTGAGAAGTTGAGAAGACAAGTTGAACAAAAAGATAGGGAGAAAGAGAAATGAATATCTACTGCATTTGGGGTTTGTCAATCCTGTTGGTCTTGCTAACAGGTTGTGAAGATAGGTTCAGGTATCCTTGCCAAAATCCTCAGAATTGGGAACTTGATGAATGCAAACCCCCTATTTGCACTGCTTCAGGCACTTGCCCAGATCAACTCGTCACAATTGAAAAGGAGAAAAAGTAATGGCTACCGTAGGATACAAACCAAATAATAGGCTGACCGCTGATGAGATTGAGGTCAGGGTATGGGCATTCGTTATCGTGGTCTTGGTGACCATCCTGTTGAGTTCTATGGGTATGTTCTTGTACTCAGTTTCATTTGTCACCCAACCCATGAATGGGATGGCGGCAATTGATAAGGTCTACACCCAACAAATCTCAACCATCATGGTTTTTATCACTGGTGTGCTTGGTGGTGTGGCTGGTCGGTCTGGCGTCAAGGCGATAGCCAATGCCACCGCCAAGGCAGAATCAATTGACAATGACGAGCCACCAAAGCCATGACCATATTCAACCCTTATGTGATTCTCGGCATCGTTGTGGCGGTGCTGAGTAGCTTTGGCGGTGGGTACTGGAAAGGCTCAAAGGATGAGGTGACTCGTCAGCAACTTGAGATTGCCAAACTCAATACCGAGGCAAGGCAAAAGGAACAAGCACTGACGATGGCGGTTACACAAACAGCAACAGCTTTAAGGACATCAAATGAGAAGGCAAGACAGATTTCAAAAGAGCGTGATTTGGCTATTTCCTCTGGTGCTTTACGGCTGCGGCTTCCTGTCAAAGCAGCCAACTGCCCCATACATACCCCCACAGATACCGCCCCTGCCCCCCGAGATAGCGGTGAAGAGAGAGCCGAACTTGACGCAGAGACTGCTCGATCTCTTGTCGCCATCACCGACTCAGGAGATGAAGCCATCAGACAACTCACCGCCTGTCAACAAGCCTACGAATCCATCTACCAAACCTTGAAAGGAAAACCATGAACTTATCAGCAAACTTTACCCTGAAGGAACTTACCAAGTCAGACACTGCCACTCGTTTGGGTTTAGACAATACGCCAGATGATGAGGCTTTAGAGAACCTAAAGACTCTTTGTGAGAAGGTACTTCAGCCAGTGCGTGACAACTTTGGTCGAGTTACTGTGAACTCTGGGTATCGTAGCCCTGAGTCAAATGCGGCTGTGGGTGGTTCTAAGACATCTGACCATTGCAAGGGTATGGCGGCTGATATTGAAGTTGATGGTGTTGATAACCCTGATTTAGCGCAATGGATTATGGATAACCTTGAGTACACACAGCTCATCCTTGAATTCTACGAAAGGGGTAAAGGGTCAAGTGGCTGGGTTCATGTTAGCTACGACCCAAACAACCTCAAGAAACAGGAATTGACCGCCACCAAGGTGGCAGGGAAAACTACTTATCTGAATGGATTAGTGGCGTAAGCAGCCTCTTGCAGAAGTGCTTGGGGATGAGGTGTTCAAATAAGATCACATCTCCACACTTCTGGCATAACCAAGCTACGCCTTGGTCTACCTTAGTCTCCCTCTCGCCTCGCAGACCCCTTTGTCTGCCATAAAAGGTGCGTATTTTGACGATCATTTCTTGTGACTCAGTGCCTTGGAATAGATAAAAACTTGGTTCTTTTCGTTTATGTCACGCTTGTCCTGCTTTCGTTTGGCAAACTCCTCACCCTGCTTAAAGCGTTTCATCTTTTCATCACTCAGCCAAACAGATGGCTGACCTTTGTAGTCAAATGCATTTGTCACTTCTTTGTTTTCCTTGGTTTGCACTGATACTCAATGTGTGATTCTGTCTTGCGGATTTGTTCTCTGCGTTTCATGCCAATTTTCTTGCCAAGTGTAATCATCTTCAATTCAGCATCTCTTGTCCAAATGCTTGGTTGACCTTTGTAATCGAATGCGTTCATTGTGGGCTACCTCCGCAATATGGGCATCGTGTGATGATTGCCAGAATTTTGCGTTTGCATCTAACACAGATGTAGATTTGTCTCATGCTTCACTCCTTAAACCCAACAACAGCCAATTCAGATAATGCTTTGAAATCATCTCTGTCCATCGTGATGGATACGCTACTGTCTTTGCCAATGCCGACAATGCTTGTGACCCAGCCATCGCCCCAATACTCTGTCTTCTTGGCGGCTCTTTGAAAACCATTGCGTCTGACCAACTCAAACAAAAGTTGCTCATCTGAGAAAGTCTCTATGCTTCTGTCCCATTTTGTGTCTTTGCTCATGTGTTTCCCCTTGCTCTGATTTTTGCGGCAAACACTTCACCGCCTTTGATGATTCCATCCTCACACAATTTTGCACACGCCTCACGCTCTGCCCTAACTGCGGCTTCACGGGATTCATGCAATTCACGCATCACTTCAATGACCGCCAACTCATGTTTGAGCATGATTGCTTTAATCATCTCAATCGGTCGTTCAATCATTGCCAATGCAGCCGCTTTGTTTTGGTCAGTTTCGTTTTGGGCTTGAGTGATTGCCTCTTGGTGTAGTTTGCTTAATGACTTC